TTTGATACAGAGATGCGTAAGGCTAATGTTGCTTTTAGGGAGTTAGTTCCTAATGAGTCTGACAGGGAGAAGGCTTTAGCTGAGGGTATTGGTAGTAATCCAATGATGATGAAGATCCTCGTTAATGCTTCTAAGCTTATGAATGAGGATAAGATGCTTGGTGCAGGTGGTGGAGAGTTTGTTTCGATGACTCGTGAGGAAGCCTTAAGAAAGGCTTCAGCGATACAGTCCGATTCCTCTCATGCGTATAGGAATCCTAGCCATATGAACCATGAGGCAGCCAAGAAGGAGGTTAGAGACCTCTATAAAATGGCGTATCCTAATTAAAATTTGACAAAAGAATACTACTGCGCGTAATATTTGCTTAAGGGCAGGCACGCGCAGTGTTCCTAATTGGTTTTTAGCCAATCCGATTCCGAGAATCTTCGGGTAGATCAAGCGATATATACATAAATGATTTAACCCTATATGATTCAAGGAGATTATACATGTCTATTGAAATTACAACTGCGCTTGTTAAGCAGTATAATTCGGAAGTTTTACATCTTTCCCAGCAAAAAGGATCCCGTCTTCAGGATAAAGTTAGACGAGAAACTCAAAATGGTAAGTCTCAGTTCTACGATCGTATTGGTGCTGTAGTTGCCCAGAAGAAAGTTTCTAGGCATTCAGATACGCCTCAGATCGATACACCTCATTCTAGACGAAGAGTTACCTTGTCTGACTATGAGTGGGCTGATTTAATTGATAAAGAAGATCTACGAAAAATGATACAAAATCCAGCTGGTGACTATGCGATTGCTGCTATGTGGGCAATGGGTAGATCTAAGGATGATGTTATTATTTCGGCTGCTAATGGTACTGCTTATGCTGATGAGGATGGTTCTACTTCGGTTGCTCTTCCTTCTACTCAGAAGCATCAAGCTATTTCAGGTGCTGCATTTTCTGATATGAATGTATTTCTATTAAGAAAAATAAAGAAAATTTTAGATGGTAATGATATTGACGAAAGTATTCCTCGTTTTGGTGCATGGACATCTTCTCAGCTTGAGAACATGCTGACAGAGACAGAGGTGACTAGTGCTGATTATAATACAGTTCGTGCATTAGTTATGGGAGATGTTGATACATATATGGGATTTAAGTTCTGTCGTACAGAGCGTTTAGATCTTCAGGTAGATGCATTATCTGCGAATACTACAACTGGTGTTGTTGGTTCTGGTACAACTGTTGTTGGTCATAGAAGAGCAATTTTCTGGGCACAAGATGGTTTACTATTAGCAACGGCTGCGGATATCCAGACAGAGATTGATAGACTACCTGGTAAGTCTTATTCTACTCAAGTTTATGTATCAATGGGAATTGGTGCCACTCGAATGGAAGAGAAGAAGGTTGTTATTGGTTTATGTAAGGAAGCGTAAGTGGTGGCTCTTCGGGGCCATAGCTTTTTGAATTTTGTTTTAACTTTATTTTGGAGGATTAAAAATGTCTACACTTTCAGGAAGGCTTTATGCAGATGGAGCTACCTTATTAAATCAAGAGCCTGAGGCTAAGCAGGATGTCACTTTAAACTATTCTCGTCTTCGTTACATTTCAGATGGTTATACTAAGTCTGCTTCAGACGAGTTAGGGACTAGTGCGGTCGTTAATTTTTTCACAATGCCTAAAGGTGCAAGATTAATTGAAATGTTTGCTACAGCGCCTACGGCAGGGGTTACAGGAGAAGCGGATCTAGGTTGGGATGCTTCGGTAGAAACTGACGAGTACGGTGTAGTTTTAGAGGCAGCGGATGCGGATGGATTCTACACATCGGATCAGTTTGATCCTGGTGATGCAGCTTTTACTCGTAAAGCGATTGACTCTGCGAGACCTGGTTATAGAAAGTTATTTGGTGCTGCGGTTCAAGTTACAGCGACAGTGACTGAGATTACCGCGTCTAGTGCAGCAGATGAGTGGTTGTTAGAGGCTTATATTACAGTTGACTAAAAATTATAGGGGGTCCTCATGGCATCATCTCCTCTTGAGATATGTAATTCAGCATTGGTGAAAGTGGGGGCCGCTCGTATAGGTTCTTTATCTGATCCGACGAAGTCGGCAAGAATTTGTAATGAGCAATATAATAAGATGCGCAAAAAGCTTTTGCGTATTCATCCATGGAATTTTTCTAAGCGTAGTATTTCCTTAGGTGCTTCTGGTAACACACCTATTTTTTCGGATATATATACGAATGAGTTTTCTATTCCTTCTAATGTTCTTAGAATATTAAAGACTGATTTGGCTACAACAACATCATGGGCTTTAGAGAATAGCCCTACTACAAACAAGCAAGTTATTTTAGCGGATGCTGTTACAATAAAGATACAGTGTTTAATTGATATGACAGACACGACAGTATTCACGCCTGATTTTGACGAGGTCTTGGCTTTACTACTGGCCCAAGATTTTGCCTATTCTATTGTGCAATCTATTTCATTGGCTCGAGAGTTGAAGTTAGAATATAAATACGAGTTAGGGCAGGCAAGAAGTTTTAGTTCTCAGGAGAGGGGATCTTTGCAGGAGGTTGAATCTGATACTTGGATAGATATAAGGAACTAAATGGCGCGGTTTAATGATATCTTAAATAGTTTTTCTAGTGGTGAGGTAACTCCTCGTTTGTATGGTCGTACTGATTCTGATTTATACAGGAAGGGTGCAAAAGATATTACGAATATGTATCCTATTCAACAGGGTGGTTTACGCCGTAGAATGGGTACACAGTTAGTATTGAGTGATAGTGAAATGACCTCAGCAGATGAGTATAATTTTCTACCTACTGTATTAGATATTGAGTACCGTAGGGTAATATCGTTTGTTATCTCGGATACGGAAAGATATCTAATTTTATTTAGTGTAGATTCTGCGAATGCTATTAACATAAAATTTTACAACCCTGATAATGATTACCTTGCTATAGTACAAAATTTATTATTTGGTTACTCTACTATAAAGTTAGCGTTTATAAACCAAGAGATATTTAGTACAGATGCGAGTATACAAGGGATCCAATACTCACAGTCTGGCGATGTAATGTTTTTTTCTCATCCTGAATCTACTCCATTTTATATAGCTCGATTATCGGAGAATAATTTAGTTGTTCGGCAGGCGTATGTGTCGACTAGGGATATAGATAATAGTGTAGATAATTTGGCAATGGTTCTAGCTCATCCTGTAAAGGATATGAATATAACGACTGCTACAATGATCGCGGGAGCGGTTGCAGGTAATGGTATTACTTTAGTATGCAGTGTAGATATATTTGATTCCTCTTATGTAGGTTCTGTATGGGCTTTCCAAAATGCTAGTGTAGTAGGTTATGCGGTATTAGTTACTGTGGTAGATGCTAAGAATGCTACAATGGATATATTCCAAAATTTGGATGCGGTATGGACGACAGGTTCTACTCAGTGGTTTGAGCCAGCTTGGCGATTAACAAATTACCCTAGATCTGTAGTGGCTCATAATGGTTCTTTATATTTTGGTGGTACGAATGAGGAGCCGAATAAGATTTGGAAGTCTGAGGACTTTGATCTTTTTGAATTTATGAATGATCGTACGATAGACCCTGGCGCGACTATTTTAGCTAGTGATCCAGTAAGCCATTACTTAAGGTCTCAATCATCTAATAAAATTAACTGGATGCTTAGCCATAATAACGATATTCTAGTTGGTACATCTGGCGGAGAGTTTTCTATAAGATCTTTTGTTGGAACTGAGTTACCTGACATAAGGCCTCAATCTACATTTGGCACGGAGAATATCCCACCTGTTGTAATAGAAGGATCTCCTTTATTTGTACAAAAGGGTGGTAAAAAGATCCGTGATTTACGCTTTGACTTTAATATAAATGGTTATACTTCAAACGACATATCTTTACTTGCGGAGCATCTACTAAACATATCTCTTATAAAAGATAGTTCATCTCCTAACGTCCCAAAGATAAAGTATTTAACTGGTCAATCATCTCCTAACTCATTATTATTTGCTGTGGATAATAATGGTTATTTGCTAGGTGCTCATTTATCTACTCAAGGAAAGTTAAAGGCATGGTATAAAATAGAATTAGGTGGAACGGATGGAGTGAATGATTACGCAGAGGTTTTATCTATGGCGAGTATACCTTCTGCGGATGGTGAGGATACACTTTTCTTACTGGTAAAAAGGCTCGTTAATTCTGTGAGCCAGGTAACTCTTGAAAAGATGGAGGGAGAGTTTTCATATAATACTTTAAATAGTACAAGTACAATTCTAAAGACAATCCCTGTATTTTCGGATCTATCGCGTATAGTTCGCACAGAGGTTAGTCCTACGTTTTGGGCGACATATTCAAATGATGCGAATGCTGAGGTAGTGGAGAGTGGTGGGTCTGGTATAGGTACACCAAGCGGTCCTGGGTCGGTAAGGTTTGACGGTAACATCATGTGGTTTAATACGACAGGAAACGCAATGGACTATGCGTCTA